ATGTGCGGCCGCATCGCCCAGAAGTCAGCACCCGAAGACTACGTCGAGATCCTCTGGCCAAATGCCCGGCTGATCTTCGATGACGTGGCCGGGCCGCGGTACAACATCCCGCCCGGCACCAGGCCGCTGACGATGCACCGGCTGGTAGACCATGCCGAGGCGCTGGCCAGGCTGCCCTGGGGATACAAGCCGCACGGCTCCCGGTTCTTCATGGTCAACGCCAAGCTGGAGACGATCGAGCGCCACGGCTGGCCCTGGAAGCTGATGATCGGCGCCGGCCGCATCCTGGTGCCGGCCGACGGCTGGTATGAATGGAAGGCGCTCGACAGCAGCCCGAAGCCGGCCAAGCAGCCCTACTACATCCATGGCGACGCCCCGCTACTCTTCGCAGGCCTGAGCGCGTGGCGCCGCGGTGCCGAACTGGACGAGCCCCACGGCTTTGCCATCGTCACGAACGACGCCCTGGGCGGCATGGTGGACGTGCATGACCGGCGCCCGGTGGCGCTGCCGCCTGAGCTGGCCAGGGAATGGGTGGACCCGGCGACGCCAGTAGCCAGGGCGATGGAGATCCTGCGCGCCGGCCTGCCCGAGACGGCCTTTTCCTGGCACCCGGTCCGGCAGGAGGTCGGATCCAGCAAGTACCAGCTGCCCGACGCAATCGACCCCATTTAAGGATTCGGCGGCCGGCATATACTGTTTATTCACACAGTGAATTTGCTATGCCGTTCCGATCTCCCCTGACCCACGCCGAGCTGCGCGCCATCCGCGAGCGCCAACCCTGGAACCCCGACGTGCTGACCCTCCTATGGGAGGTCAAGCGCCTGCGTTCGATGATGCTGCGCGCCTATCAGCTCTCGGGCGAATTCCACCGGCCTGTCGGCGTCCTCGCCAACTGCTACGACGAATACATGGCTCAACTGGTGGCCGAGCCCTGCGTGCTCGAGCGCGACGCAGACGTGGCCGAGATGCTGAACGCGCCGGCCAAGCCTCGCAAGGGGATGGAAAAGCGTTAGGGTGCGGTCCAGACGTCCACCACCGCCTGATGCTTGGCAGCACACTCGGCGTACTGGAACGCCAGCGCGGCATGGGCCTGGGCCAGATCGTCCCAGGACGGCGAATCAACGTGCGGTATCGGCGGGCACGGCGCGCTGAGAGTCACGGGCAGCGTTGGCCGCGTCGATGGCGTCGTTGGTCGCGCGCACCCGGCCAGGGTCGCGCATGCAGTCAGCAGGCAAAGGACGCTGAACGATTTCACGGGTATACCTCTCGATAACCTGCGGCCGGCTCGCGACGAGCTGGTCGATGCGGGATTGCAGATCAGCCGACAGCCCGGTCAGGCGCTCGGCCTCAGCCTTGAATGCCTCCAACCCTGCCACCCGGTGGGCCTCCTGGCACTCAGCCCGGCCGGCCAGGCGCTGTGTGTGGCCATACCAAGCAATGGCGCCGCCCAGCACCGCCAGCACGCCGGCGCCGACCAGATACGGCGCGGCGGCCTTCAGCAGCGTGTTCACGTTCGCCATCCCCGCGGCAGCTGAAAATGCGGCCCGTCCTTGAGCGTCTTCCAGTCGCCGCCCCACTCCAGAGGCACGCCCAGATCAGCGGCGCACGCCTTCATGGTGTCGGCCAGGCCTCGAAATGCCGCCCAATCGCTCCAGGGGATTGCCCCGCCCACCAGCGGCGCCAGGTCGACGGCACGGCCCCAGCCGTCGGCCTGTTTGATGTGCAGACTGTTCTGCGTCTGGCTGGCCCCCTTGGCGACCAGCTCGCGCTGGCGCTCCGGCGTACGCAGACCCTCGACCACCATGAATTTGCCGTCGTATCGCTTGGCGGCTGCCTCGACGACCGCCACCAGATCCGGATGCACTCCATCCAGCCTCATACGGTCCCGATCGCTCAACAGGAACCCGATCATTTCGAGTCACCCCCGAACTTGAACGAGATCAGCCGGCGCGCTGCGAGCTCGAGCACCTGCTCGCCCAAGATCCCCAGCCCGGCGCCGGCGCCGATGAGCACCGGCATCGGGGCGTCGGGATACGGGATCAGAAGCACCGCCACGACCGTGGCCAGAGCGCTGCCCAAGATCACCCGGCCCACCACCACCCGCCAGGACAGCGCTTCTTTATTCGTCAGCGCCCGGCCAATGGCCACCAGCGCGCCGACGCTCGCCAGCCACGCTACGGTTCGTTCCCATTCGTTCATTGCTGTCCCCTATGGACAAAAAAACCCGCCGAAGCGGGCTGGTTGCGTGGGCCTTCGTCAGGCTTGGATTTGCATTGCAGCGTCGAACAAAGCATCCAGCTGCTGTTCGCTCCACCCCAGCGCAGCCGCGCCAGCTGCAAGCGTCGGACTCGTGCGGCTGAACTCCGTAGCGGTCTCGAAAGCCAGCTTGTGCAGTGGATCCGTCCCGGGGTCGTTGGCCCACGCCGTCACCGCATCGAGCAGATTGGCCTGAAGCAGTGCCGCCAGCGCCTGGAAGCGGGAAACGGAAACCGGCGCCACGGCTGGCACGTAGTCGGCGTACTGTTGTTCCAGGTCATTAGGCGCGGAGCCGTCCAACCATTCCAGATCGGCCAAGCCGCCGTCTTGCGGCAACTGCCACTCGCGACCCGAATAGACAGACAAGAGGAACTCGGTGATCTCTTTCACAGGGACACCTCCGTAACGGTGTAGTTGATCGTCTCGGTGCGCACTGCCGAGGAGGCCTGGTTCGTCCAGGAGTAGAGCAGGAACCGCCGCTCCGCCAGCGACGTGTTAGCCAAGTCCGGAACAAGGATGTGCCCCATCGCCTCGAGCCCCATCGCGGAGCCACCAGAGGCGTACGCGTACAACGACCGCAGACCGGTTCCGATCGGAGTCGGAGTCCCAGTGGTCTCGTAGATGCGCCAGCTGCCCAGCGGATTGCCGGCGCTCGGCGCGATACCTGCGTAGAAGTTGCAGTTCAGGACGAGAATCGAATTTGTCGACTTGGGCTGGACTGTCAGCGTCACGCCCTGAGCATTCCCCGGCGTGGTGGAAGTCCGGGTCGATCCAGTGGTGGTAAAGCTGACCTGCTGGATGATTTCCCCGGACAAATGGCTGCGCGTAAGACACGTCCATATCCCGGCGCCAGAATTCAAAAACTCATAGATATCGCCTGCCCGCACGATCAAATCTACGTCATTCGGAAGAACCAACGAAGATGAATGCTTCAGTGTCAGCGAGTTTTGGAATTTCAATCGTACAGCGCGGCCTTCGTACACATCCGAAAACGCCGTGATAGTCGTTGTCCCGGTCACCACAAAGTACGCGCCCTCAACTGGAATAGGCAGCGTTGCTGAAGATGCAATATCGCTGCCTTTCGTCAATTGCTCCCACCTCAACGCGTTCCCACTGCCCTGAGGCTGCCCTAGCAACAGGAGACGGTTGTTGTTCATAGGCAGATCGGCGAGCATTCCACCGCGTCCGCTACGATCCAATGAGTTTCCGATCTCGTTCGCCATGTCGGTGCGAAGTGCATCGAAGTCGGCAGGTGCCGCTAAAGCGCCATTCGGGCCGGCTGGATTCCAAGAATTGACCGGCGGCGCATAGTTGCCGTTGTTGTCGCGGGGCATCGATTGCTCCAATAAAAAAGCCACCCTTTTGACGGGTGGCTATACTGAACTGATGGAAAATACTCTTTGGGGTTTCGACCCAATCTTTCTTGGCTACTTAGCGGCGGCGATCATTCTCGCTGCGTGGAACAGCCGGCGCGGCAAGTAAGCCACCGTACACGCTGGCCGGGATCAAATTCCTGCCAGGCTGTGCTTGCATCGGGGCAACCAGCGCGCGAGGAATCCTGACAGCCGCTCCTTGCTGCGCTCCGGTGATGGTCCCTTGGATGACTCGGTCAATGCCAAGTGGGATCTTCCCGCTAATTCGAGCCATGGAGTCTAGGGCGCGCCCGAGCAACGCAGCGGAAGTGTTGCTATTGTTGACTGCACTGCCCACCGGCTGATTCATCATGTACGTTGCCGTTCTTCCAATAGCCTTCAACTGCTCGATTTCATCAGGGCTGAAGAAAGCTCCCAGCTTCCTATCTCCAATCTGTCGCAATGCCTTGCCATAGGATGCAGCGCTAAACTTTGCGACTTCGTCTGCCTGGCCAGATACAGCCTTATCCTTGAGCCATTGGGTGATATTCGTCCTGACAGACTCCGCCGCCCCCGGCTCCGAAGCAAGCATTCTCCCCAAGCGCCGAACGTCCGAAGTGGCGGCGCTCTGACCAAGTACGAACTTCTGCATGAACTGATCCGGCGTCACTTTGCCGTCGTATATCGCCTTCAATGCTGGCGTACGCTCTATCTGACGCATCATGGATCGATTGGCAGATCGTGCCTGATTGAACGCACCGATAGCCTGCTCGCCGATCTCAGCCCCTTGCGTAGCGGGAAGATTTCCTGCATTGACAGCGCGAGCCCCCATCGCCCCAGTCTGGTTGCCAAGCGGCACAACTGGAGTGTCATCTAGCGCCTGCCGAACAAGACCAAGCGCATAACGTGCAGATCCGTCGCTAGAGTTACGCTGGAGTCGCCCAATCATAGTCTTCAGCTGTTCTGCATAATCAACCGTGAACGGGACTTCTCCCGCCGAGATCCGGTTGATGTGATTGCGCACATCGGCGGGTAGAGCGCCACCTACCAATTGATCATCCAGAGACTGAATCGCGCGGTCCGCGAATGCCCGCCCGTCGAGCGGGAAGCTACGGCCCGCGCTGTCTCTAGCCAAACCGTACAAATCGTTCACCCGGGCTTGCTGGCGGCCAAGGCGACTCTCCAATGCTTGAATCGCACGCTGGCCAGCCACGAACGAATCATCGGCGCTTCCTGCACCCATATTGTTCAGTGCACGCACGAGTGCTGAGTTGTTGTCATTCTGGACCCGAGCAAGCCCTTGCAACCCAGCATCGGAAGAGTTCGCACCCATCCGCGCCAAGTTCTGCTCACGAGTGATGAGAACCGGATCCTGCGTGATCATTCCACGGGTCGGCGTAGCCCCCTGAACCCGGCCAAAATCGACCAAGCGTCTCAAGGCAGCAGGATCAAGCTCATCCCCAATCGAAAGCGCTCGGCGCGCCTCTTGACGCACTCCTTGCCTCACCCGCTCCGGAATTTTTGACCAGTCAATGCCAGACTGGCGCAGAGTCAACTCAATACGCTGCTCCACCTGTTGGGGAGATACCGGAGAAAGCGGCCCAGGCAGTCTGCGCTGAATCCCGGAAATCGCACGCTGCCCTGCTGAAAGCGCCATCGGCGCAGCTAAGCCGCCAAGCAGCCCCGCACCCGCCTGAGCAAGTGGCGATCCACCAGCCTCACGCACCGATCCACCCGCCGCCCCAGCCCCCGCCGCGGATGCCACCTGCTGGGCAGGATTGGCCGCCAGAGCTTGCAAGGTGGCTTGGCCGACTCCAGTAGCCCCGCGCGCAAGCGCCGCTGCCCCGCCCATGACACCACCCGACGATGCCATCATGCGCGCTACGTCACCGACGACACGCTCGTTTTCGTTCTGTGGCTGCGGAAGCCCGATTGCATCGGCAGCAGAAGACAGTACCTGTCCGGTCGGTGCGGCCTCAGGTAGTCCAATAGCGCGCAAGCCGACGTTCAACCCTTGACGAATCGGCTCAGTAACTACCCCAGCGGCTTGCCCAAGCCCTTCAATACCATAGCGGGCCGTCAGACCAACTTGCCGGGGTATATCCATGATGGCATCCCCGGCGCGTTGCACCAATGACCGTCCTTCTTCCTGCCCCGCTTCAGACGGCCTAGCCGCCTGCAATCCAAGACGGCCGAAGATCTCATCATCAGTAAACCCGGCATCTCGCGCGCGCTGAAGGCGTTGTGAGAAGTCGGAGTTAGATTGCAGCCGGGTCAGGATTTCCTCATCGTTGAACCCGGCTTCCCGCGCTTTTTTGATTCGCTCAGCCATGCTGCTCTGCTGTTGCGTCTGAGGAAGCGTCCCTGCTTGAGCAGAAGGGATAAGAAAATTCAATGCGCGCTCCGTCCATGAATCACGGCTTTCATATGCGGGCACTCCAGGGCGAAGGAACTCATCTGTGAATACGCGCCCAGCCGTCATAGCGTCCGGCGCCTTGCGTAGGTTATCCAGAACCCGGCCCTCTGGCGTATTCGTGAGCTCGTGTACCAGGAAGCCGTAATTTGCCTCTGGATCGGTAACGTCCAACCCCTTACCTGAGGCAAATTCCTCAAACTGACGGCGCCGTGGCCCAGTCCATTGCGCCCATCCGAAGCCACCACGCGATCCGGAAACGACTGGCGAAGCCTCATTTATCGCCTGCAAGCCCGCACTTTCATGCCCTAGCTGCCCAACGATTCCTGCTGCCTGCTGCGGAGTGATCTTTAGATCTTGCGCTAAGCGTCCGATCGTCTGCGGTGCAAGTTGATCCCAAGCCATGTCACAGCCCCAGCATTTGATCTAACTGCTGCATCCTATCGCCATCTGGGCCTCGCGATCCTTCATTTCCCGGCGCAGTCATATTCGCCTTCCGGTAGGCGCGGTTCTTTGCAGACACCAGGACTTCGCGCAGCTCTCTCATAGACTCCTTGAATGCTGCCTCAGACTGGTTTTGACTCAAGCGAGCGATAGCGTCGGTAGCCTTTTTCCCCTCGACTTCTGTAATCTGACCACCGCCCTTCAGACTCTCGAAAGCCTGAAGGAATGCTTGGCCTTGAAGCTGATCAAGTCGAGAGGCGAAGTTTGCTGCTTCGGTCCCAGGAACGTAGCTCCAACCTGGCACACGCATGCCCACAGCGCTACTCAGGCCCGGGTGGTTAGCCAGGCCATCAATGGACTGGATCATGGCATCTGCTTGTTCGAGCACTCGCGGCAACGATTCTCTTGCCTCGACCGTCGCTTCAGACGGCCGATAACCCATGCCACCGCCCCCCGCCTGTCCTCCAGCCATCGGCGCCTGCGACTCTACCGGACCTTCGCGAAGAGCCGATGCCGCCATGTCAAGCGGCATCTTCCTTGTTCCGCCTTGACCGTCTGGAACGTCCACCAAGGTATAGGGAGCCGAAGCACTTTCACGTGCTCCGGTAATCGCCGCCTCATTTCCGGCCTGAATGTCGCGATATCCGGGCACCGGAAAGGCTTGAACCGTCCCATCATTGCCCATGCGCATTTGCACGCCATCCTTTCCGGCCTCATTCAGGAAAGGCGCCGAGATCAATTGGTTGCGCGCCTCGGGCGAAAGGTGAGAAAGATTCCTTTGTTCGTTTGTCAGCTTGTAGTTGTCCGCAGAAGCCTTGAAATAGCCCTCCGGCCCCATGGCTTGGTATGCCATCATGGAGCGCTGAGGATCCCCAGGGAACAGAAGCGGCATTTGCGACTCGCCGCTCAGCCCTGCAGCAAGGGCCTGAGGAGATGCGCCAAGGCCAAACTTCGCCATGTCCCCTTGCTGTTGCAACCCTTGAAGTTCTGCGTACTGATCTGGCAGCTTATCCAATCGGTTGCTGGCGTCGAACTGCTGCAATGCTTGTCCTAAATACTGCGTCCAGCTAGGAGCCACATAATGCCCAGACACCATTTGTCCTTGCAGCGGCTGGTTCGCCGTCTCAAGATCTTTAGCAGCGGATTGTGCCTGCTGTTGTAGGCGAAGCTGCCGGGCAAGTAGGTCAGGCGAAAAAGTCGCAGGCGCGAATTTCTGTTGTCCGTTCATATTTCCAGTTCACCCGAAAAGGCCGCCTAGCAGCCCACCACCAACTCGGCCAAGCAGCCCGCCCAGTGGGCCGCCGAAGTAAGATCCTGCCGCGCCACCAATTTGGCTCAGACCTCCCATCATTCCTTGGCGTTGCATTTGTCCTGCGTTATATGCCCCAAGGTCGCCCTTGTACGTATTCCCAGCCGCCCCAACGAGATCAGGAGCTCCGGTGGTAGCTTGCTGCGCATACCCCGGAAACTGCATGGAAGAAGAGCCACCGAGCAACGCGTTGAACTCGCTGAGCGGCAAGCCTCGGACATAAGACTGCTCTTGCATCGCTTGATTGCGCAGCTGGTTCATCTGATTGAACGTCAATCCTTGCTGCTGCATCCCCAGGCCAATACCCGCCAAAGCCGCCTGGTTCGCCGCGTCGTTGCGTTGCTCTCCAAATCGAGACAACTCCCGAGAATAAGCATTGGACCCTTGCGCGATTCCTTGGTTGGCCATCTGCGCCCGCAGACTCTCGTATTGGCGATCCAGCTCTGGATTGAGCCGTTCCATAAGCAGCTCAGTTGCATTGTTCGTCGCCAGATTGGGATCGTAAGCCGAGCCAGCCTGGGGCAAGCTGCTGAGATCAAAAGGCGTGCCCATCTGCTGCAAGACATTCGCATACAGCTTCTGGATCTCCGGGGAGAACTGCATGCTCTGCGTCCACTGATCCCCGCCGGTGTAGAAATCGTTGATATTCGGGGCGACAGGTCCCGGGCCGCGCGATGCCCCAGCAGACCCATTTAGCGACGACGTAGTGGATGACCCTGGATCGTAGAAAGAGTCGTTCCACACGGCGCCAGCTCGACCTGTAGGCTGGCTTGGCGATGAACCGTAGGCCTGCATTGCCTGGGTATAGGCCTGCATGGCTCGGTCATAGCCAGATTGGTCGAACGTGCGGTTGTTGGACCAGGTAAGGCTACCGTACGGCGTAACCTGGTTTACACGGTTTGCCTGTGCAGCCTCTCGGGCAAGCTGAAGCTGAGCCTGTGATTGCTCGCGAGCCAGTGACTCGTAATTCGGAGCCTTCGGCGCACTCCCCTTCCCGCCCTGCGGCAGGATTCGACCAGAAGCGCCGCGCCGAAATGCTCGCTCCGGAAGATCAGGAATTCCCAGATTTGCAAACGTGCTCATAAGGCAGATCCTTAAGCCAGCGGCATTTATCCGCTGTCATCTTGTAAACAAGGAGATCACCGTCCGGATGAGCGCCGAGAAGGATAGCTTCCAGCTCAAAGCCAAGGTGTTCATCAAACTTTCTTGCGGCTTCATTGCTTGATGCAACGATGCCGGTAATACGCTTCACCTTCAACTGGCGAAACGGGTAATCAAAAATTATTGAAAGGAAATCTCTCGACAGCCAGCCACGACCATCGCCTGCGATGTGACAGAAGACATTGGCCCCGTTGAACTCCTCATACAGGACACCTGCAACAATCTTTCCATTGACTACTCGGCCGATTGCGCTGCATGTACCGGGAACGTACGACTTGCCCACCCGGCTACAAACCCATGGCCCGACGACTTCCGCATCAAACGTGATCACAACAGGCCGCCACGGCTGAACACAAAGTCGGTAGCCGCCCATTCGACCTGCGCGCCGTTGTTCTGCACTTTCATGCGAACAGCCGCAGCCTTGTACATACCTCCGACCGTTGACCATTCGGTAGCAGACCTGAACGAGCCGCCCCAATACATCGACCCCCAGTACATCTGCCCCCATATCATTTCTTCAGCGGGATAAAACGGCAGCGTTCCTTCTGGATCGCGCGGCACGTAATCCCCATTGAGCCCAACTAGAATCCCTGGGCGTCCTGTCGTGCGTAGATGGGGCCTAATTAGGGTGAAGTACTTCGTCTCCGCTGGAGCCTTGAAGTAGTTGAAGGCCGAAAGCACATCAGCCTCGATGTTTGCTTCCGCGTCCGTGCGCCCAGCCCAAGCCCGGCGAACTGCTCCGTTCGTGCCGAAGAACACCCCCGCCTCAGTATCGATCCACGTCAGCGCGGGCCATCCAGAGAACTTAGTCCACGCGCCAGTTAGCGTATTCATCGCGTACTGGCAGTTGGCGGATCCGGTCTGACCATTCGTTGGGATGTTCAACATCAATGCCGTGTTGTCCGGAGATAGACACAGCTCCCACCCAAAGTTTGGGCGGTATGACGTTACGGCTTGATTGATGCTGTTCTGGATCTTGTCCGTCAGCGCAACGCGACGGTCTACCTCCGAAGAAAGCAGCCCTTTGCCCAGCGGGAAAATCCCATCTTCGCAAAGGATTACCAGGTCTCCGCCAAACTTGATAGCCGGTCTCTGCCCAATAGGGCGACCCAAATAGAACACGCCGATGAGCGCCCAAGCGCTAGCGTCACCCGGGTCGTAGCCTGAGAAAACGGCAACCTCACCGTTGCTGGTAAGTATCACCAGATGGTCATCGGACCCATTGCCGGCGTCAATAGTCCACGTCTTAGCGGTCACAATGTGGCCGCCTCGCTGGAAAATCTGCCCCATCGGGATATCTACAGCAGCCCCGCCAATGCTCGCGACAGGCAAATACCACAAGTTCATCGAGTTGCGCTCGACCAGGTACATACGGCCTTTGAAGACGCAGCCGTCGATCAACCTGGTGGTGTCAACTCCTGTAATGGCCGGAGTGCTTCCAGCATCAATAGACTTCCACTCTGTCCCGTCGTACATCAACGGCTTATCGACGCCGTTGAACAAATACAGAAACGATCCTCCTGCCGTGGTCATCATTACCGATTGCCATCGGCTAGATTGCTGGCCACTTACAACTGCGGCGCCAACAGGCCCCTGTGACGTGACATCGAATATTTCCCCCGCGCTGGCTGCGAACAGCACTGCATTGCCATCAGGAGGCGAGTACAGGGCAAGCGTCTCCACCAGGCCAGGCAGGTCCGTAGCGTGGTCAAACGAGCCGCGGCGAACAGAGACCTTGGATGGCTCCGGCCACCAATTCGTCAGAATGACGGCATCCTGGCCGGGCATGTTCGTGATCGAGTCTCGATCATTCAAACCGCCGACTGGAGCTGGAATTGTGATTGATCCGGTGTCGGGGACACGACCTAGCGACGCGCGGGGCCTGCGGGCCATCAGTGCCCCCAATTCCCTTCAGGGACGTTGCAGTTGTCAATGAATCGGCGGCGCCCCAAACGTCCCGTAAGTGACAGCAATGGAGCGCTGTGATCCTGCGCTTGAGCACGACTGACAAGAGCCGCATACTGCGAAGTCTCCAGGCTGGAATCGAATCCCTTTGCCTGAAAGAACAGGGATTTCACCCCAAGCACGAGGATGGAAGAGTCGTAGATAAAGGTATCGTCGTCAGCCGTAAATGAGGACTTGGCCACTCCGTCAGAGCCAACGACCCAATTTTTGGACAGATATTCGAACCCGATCAGCAGGCCATCGGATGGAGGTGGCGTCAAAGTTATCGAGTTGCCAGAAATCCTGAAATGTTCGCCGATCCCCGCGTACACAATCCCGGATTTCAACGATTGCCACATCTGTGGCGTCTGCGGACCGATGAGCGGCCACCGATTGGTACGATCCCATTCCGTCTGAGGGAGCTGCTTCTTCCAATCGGCAGGTAGCGGATATTCGACCCTCGAGAACGTCATGTCGAAGGTCCCCGACTTGTCGGCAGGCATGTTGAGAGTGACTTGCGTGGGAGAGTCCACACTAATGATCTGGGAGAACGGGCGCACCCCCTCTCCCGTCACTCCCCAGGCCGCGCTTAGGCCGCTCGTATCCACCACAGTGACAACGTAGCTCCCCTCAGTCACGCTGGCGCTCATTACCCGTGCTTCGGTAACTAGAATGTGCTCCCGCATGAGCATGCGCCAGTCGTAGTCCCGAGTAAGATCACGCCCAAGGCGATTGGCCAATGCAGAGATCTGTTGAACCGTTCGCTCCTGGCTCGCCATGACACCAGAGGATTTGGGAAATCCCAGCTCCGCCAGGATTTGATCGACCAGCTCGACAAGAGTCATTCTTGTTCCTTGCGAGGACGGCCCGGTCCTCGCTTCGCCGCGTCATCGCTGGGCTTTTCCTGAGCCGCAAGGAGAGCCTTAACCTGTTCCTGAAGCTGCTCCATGCGCTCTTCCATGGCCTCCTTCTCGCGCGCCCAGGCCGTTGCCTTGGCGTCACTGGCCGAAGAATCGATGTAGGCCTGCGCATTGCGTCGCAACTGTGCATATCCAGGTCCGAGGCGTTGGATATTCGCATCAGAAACGGAAGCCAGCGCCTCTACAGTGGTGATCCCCACGTGCTTTAGCTCTTTCACCTGGGACCGCGTCACCATGTTCCACTGCTCAAGAGGCGTGCCCTCCTGGGCCTGTTCCAGACCACGAGAGAACATGTCCCACGCACGCGGGAACCGCCCTTTGTCCTGGTCACTAGCAATTCGCTCAATCACCGTCCGCGTATCGCCTGGCGTCTGAATGCGCACGAAGTCCTTCTCATCGAAGATCGGGCGCCCTTCCTGGGCGGACTTGAAATTGTTCTGCACTGCTTCCCGGTAGAACTCAACCAGCGCGCCGTTTTCCTGGATCATGTGGATTCCTCTGCGGGATTGCCGCAATAAAGACGGGGGCCGAAGCCCCCGCAGGTTGGTAGCGGTTCAGCCTTACGGCGTCACCGTGGTCTCAATGCTGATATCGGTCGTGCCAGAGCCGGTTCCAGTCACACCGCCAGTGAGCGTAACCGTGATGGTCGGCTGAGCGCCGGCTGCCGCGTCGATAGCTTTCGCAACTTCTTGAGCAAGAATCGGCGGCATGCCCAGCGCGATAAAGTGGTTCGCGTCCGTAGCCATGTGGCCTCCTTACACAGAAGTAGCGGCGAACCAGCCCTGGTCGCCAGTCGCCATTGCAACCGGAGGCGACGTATACGACCCTCCCGAGCCGGTAGCGATGAAGGTCGTGGCGTTGACCGTGGCCGCCGCCGTACTGGCAGCGATGGCGCCGCCGGCCTGCGCATATACATAGCGCTTGCCGTCGCTTCCCCACACCTGCGAACCTAGGCGATGGCCGCTGCGCCGCTTGGTGTCAGCGGAATCGATCTTTTGCAGCAGCGCCACGCCGATTTTGGGGGTATCAGTGAATACCGTAGCCATGATTTCTCCTTAATCGACAAGAATGCCTTGGAACTGCGCACCCGAGGTAGTCAGGTTGCCGGCCCAGCCAATGAGACGGGTAACGGCATCCTGGTTGACCGATTGACGGTCATTGCCCAGGGGGACAAAGTTTCGCTGGCGATGCGGACGGAAGAAGATGAACGACGTATTCAGGAAATACATCGTCTTGGCGGGCATATTGCCGCCAATCCCGCCATCGAAGATAACGTCTGCGTTAGCGCCAGCGCCGTGGTACTTCAGAGACGTGAAGCCAGCGCCAGCCGTTCCTTGGCCGCTGTCGTTGGTGACGCGCTGAATAGCCTGGAGCGACGCCTGGTAGGCCTCAAAAGCCTCATTGTCAGCCACGATCAGGTCTACCCGGTCGGTCCCGCGAGCGCATGCCAGCGCCAGCTTGTTCATCGCCGACTGGATGGTTGCCGGCGACATAGCCGTACCCACGTCAGACGTACACGAGATCACCTGGTTGCGCCAAAATGCCCACGTGCCACGATCGATGTTGCCATAGGTGCCGGCGTTCGGAGTGCTGGAGATCGCCGCTTGCAAGCCGGTAATATCCTTGCCACCGTTTCCGGTACCGTCGCCGTACAGGCCAGCGGAGATTGCGTTGCGTAGGCGCGCCTCGGCTACCTGAACACGACCAGCCAGCAGGTCGATCATCTGTTCACGACCGGCGTTCTGGATGAGCTCCAGCCCGCTGATCGTCACAGCCCGAGCGTACTGCTTGATGTCGTATTCGGCGGCAGAAATCGGGCTGTCCGGCGTGATATCGATCACGTCATAGCCGCTGTACGAGCCAGACGAGGTATCGCCGTCGTCGTACATGATTTCTTCCATGATGTGCGTGCCGCCCGAAAACGTACGCACGTTGCCACGCTGACGCAGCTTTGCCAGTAGAGCGTTGTTGTGCTCCAGGTTATCGGCCAATTTCCGCGATCGAGCCGCGATGGTGGTGGCCAGCAGGTCAGATACCTGCGCGTTTGCAAATCCCATGATATTTCCTCGTTAGATTAGCCCGTCGATTGCGGCGCGAACTGTGTCTTGCACGCTTGCGTCGGGCTTCAATGCACCAGATGACGAGGGCGGCGAGCCTTTGACACTGGACGCGGCGGATTTCGCCTTGGCCTTTCGTGCCTGCTCAATTGCCCGTTTTTCGGCTTCGGTGCGCTCTTTATCCACGAGGGATTTCCTCAGGTCGGGTCGCGCCCATACTGCCTTGTCGTAGGCGTCCTGAAGCGACGTAGCAATGCCGGATTGCAGCAACTGCGCCATGTCACCTCGAACGACTGCGAAATGCTCATTCTGCGGCTCCGCAGCAAACGCCTCGATCTCAGACGTTGCCGCCGTGGTATCTCGGTCTTGAATGCTGCGTTGAAATTCTTCCCTGGCCATGCGCTCTTCGTGCAACTGGCGCTCCAGCTGCCACATGCGCGGATCCGGGGACGTTTGAACGGCCTTCTGAAGGTCTATTCCATAATCAGAGGCGATCTTCAATACCGTTTGATACTTGGCCTGCTCATCGCCGTTACGCAGGCGATCTTCAATCAGCAGGAGGTGATTTACCGCCTGGGCTACTGGTACGCCAGAATTCTCAATGTTCGCTTTGAACGGAGCGATTGCGCGCCCGATTTCCTGCGCAAATTGCACAGCCGGCTTGTAGCCTTCGATGCCCTTGTGATAGTCGCTTTCCCGTCGCTGGATCTCAGCGCGGACCTCAGCAGGGAGCTTCTTGTACTCGTCTGCGACATCCTTTCGCCAGGATTGCGGAGCATCCTCGACCTCGGGATCGGCAGGTTCAGGTTCCTCCGGACCACCTCCTGTCTCCGGCTCAGCAGTGACAGCCTCTTGCGCAGCGGGTTCGTCGGCCGCAGGCTCTGCGTCAACCGGATCAGCATCCAACCCGTCGCCGGCCTTCACAACAGCTTCCTCGTGCTCTACTGGATCCAGCTCCACAACTTCCAGCTCGCCCTTTTCCATTTTGTCGATGGCCGCGCCCACCGCGTCCTCGATAGACTGCTCCTGCTCTTGCATAGGGATTTCCTCTGCCATTAGTAGCCTTTGCCGTTCATGATTTCCGCCACGCTTCTGCGATAGTCCTCTCTGGAGGGCTCTACAACCTTGCGCGGTTTGATCTTTTCGTTTCCGACCTCAATGCACCCGTGTTGCTGCAGATGCTCGCGGTGCTGCCTGCGTCCCTGAATCATTTCCCCAGTGATCATCGACTGGTAGGGGCTGATATCGCCCATAACAAAGGGGCCGCTCGGGCCCCTGGGTACATACTCTTCCTTCGGTATCAGCTTGTGCGTGATCGGGTCTTGTACCCAAGTCTTTCTTGCCATTAGGGCCTAACCTCCCGCGCTATCTCGCTCGTAGCGGTTTCCGTAGCAGCGTTCTGCACCTTTGCTTTGCTCTGAATATTGGCGGTTTCAATCTTTACAGATGCGTCAAGCTCGGCCTTCCAGCGCTCAAAGGAGATTCGGTTCTGCTCGGTAATGGTCTTCGCCTGCGCGTCCACTTCGGCTCGGCGACGGTCAACCTCAGCCTGCATCTGCGCCCGCTGCTGCTCAAGCTGGTTCTGCATCTGCATGCGCTCGCGCTCGATCTGCATCGTGGCTTGAGCTTTTACCCTTTCAGCTTCGATGTCAGCCTGTAGCCGCATCTGATCGGCCTGAGCCTGTTGTTGCAACTTGGCCATTTCAACCTGCTGTCGTGCCTGAATCTCCGCATTTTGACCAGCATTCGGATCGGCGGGAGGGCGTTGTGCCATCTGCGCCTGGAATTGCTCAAATGCCGCCTCAACAGTGCGACCCGCCTTGAAATTGCGCACGCCCATCATCAGCATTTCCATGGCGAGAGGACCAAGTTCAGGGACAGTCTGTACAGCCTGAACGGCCTGCTGGATGAATCCGCCTGCGGCACCAAGAAACTCCACTACATCCTGCTTCTGCTGCTCATCGTCAAGGGCAACCAGGGAATCCGCTGCAACTTCAATCTGGTAGTCCCGTAACGGCTCCTTCTTCATCATCATGATGGCCGCATCCGCATACTGCGCGTCCTGCGTCTGCATGATCCCAGACATGGCCTTCATCGTCGCTGCGCTGTACAGATCCATCGCCATCTCTGCCTTTATGCGAAGAATCTCGGTCGCGAAAACAGCGATGTCCCGCTGACGCTCTTGCAGCCGAAGGCTTCCAAACTGGCGTTTGATGTCCTGAGCGGTAGCAGTTTCACTTGCTTTCGTTGCGCCACGGATAATGTCAGACAGGCCGGTTATTTCATAGATCACCTGCTTAGCCTGCTCTCTTGCCGTATAGGCAATCTGCAACGCAGCGGCCACATCCTTGATAGGAACCCAACTTATCGCGCCTGCAACGCCTCCCTTTTCACTAAGCTGCGCCCAGTTATCAACTGGCACAAGAGCGTTATCAGGCGACTCAAGAATGCGCGCTAGGGCCGGCTGTGAAGCGTCATAGCATCCCACCAACCGCAGAGCCGCCACCAGCCCGTTGATCCGGGTAGTCAGCAAGTCCAGTTCGTTGGCCTGGTCTGCATAAAGATGGAAGTCAGCGACCGGAGTGAGCTGATCGCTCGTCTGCGTTGCGAATAGGGGCTTTGGAAGAGGGAAAAACTGCTCAAGACCGTACAAGTCTCCCTTCTCATCAAGGAGGCCTGCAAATCCCTTAGCCACCCAATAGACCTTCTTGTCCGTTTTGTCCCACACCTCCCAAATTTCCGCCTTCTTTGCGTGGTCCATCACGCCAGAGCGAAGGGTGTCCTCGTCCACGCCTGTCGGCATTTGGGTTTTCGGCACTTGCTTGAATTTTCCACCGAAGCGAGGCACGCCCTCATCATCGGTCATATAGATGCGCCGCGCGATCCATGTCACCTCAGACCAAACTCGAACGCGGGAGTAACGTACATCTTCCCAATACACGTAATCGACGCAGGAACGCTCTAGGATCTCTGGCGCACCATCCGCCGCCATCACCGGCTGCTCAATGTCCTGCGATCCAGCTTCGGATTGCTCCGGTCTATCTACGGAGTACTCCTCAAATCGAATCCACGCTACCCCGCGCCCAGGAAGAAGCCGATCCTTGATGGCTGACTTCATCGCTTCGTCAAAATCGGGGTATTGATCGATCTCGAACTGCAACACGCGCTCAAGAATTGTGGATGCACAGCGTGCAACCGGATCCGCATCCTTGTTTCGACGGCTTACTTCGGCTTTCGGCCGCCTAGCATAGGTAGCCGGCAGGATCGTTTCAATGTTCGACCAAAGAATGTTGAACCGAGAGCCTTCAGATACAGTGGGCCGTTCATCGCGATATCGCTTAACGATTTTGCGACCCTCATCGATCCAGGCCTTTTCCTTGGCATCCTCGCCTGCCGCGTCGATCTCCGCCAGCCAGCGCCGCGCGATCTCGGCCTGGTCGGGCTTCTTTTCTACCTCTGCCATTACACGGCCACCGTCACGCGCTCGCCATCATTGGGAGCCGCGGCCACGAACGCCACGGGCACCGATCCGGACACGGCCAAAGACCCATCTGCAGTCAGAGGAAGCCCATTTACCCAGGCCACCACAGCACCAGCGGAATCGACCATAACCCGGCCTTCTGCATCGTATTTGATCGGCGTCATATCCTCGATACCCTCTTGCTCATCCTGTCAGACTCTCTCCACAGCTCATCCATGGTCACTCCGGTGCGCATACGCTTCCCATCGTGCAGAACGGGGAACCTGGCGCTCTCCAGCTTCGGCGGCTCATTGAAATCCTGCATAACCTGACACCCATATGCGAAAGCATCAGAAGGATGAGACGCCCAGTTGTGCAGCGGCTCACGAGAGAACACGTTCGTTTCCTCGTTCCAGTCGAATTCCCATGCGATCAAGCCGTCTATACCGTCTTCACACAGCGTCTTGTTGAACGCGCATCTCTGGATAACCACCCTAGCTGCGCCTATCTGGTCCATTTTCTTGGTCTGAGGAACAACGCTCACCTTCCCCGCCCCAAACGCCGCCAGGAACTTTTCAGCAGTTGTGTGCCGGCTTTGAAACGTCTTTGCCTTCGCGTCATGAGGCAGCCAAACCTTCCCAACGCCTTTGGCTCCTAGGCTATTGACGCTTTCCTGAATGATCGGAATCCAATCATCTGCGTCCAAGCCGGAGTCGCCCTCGTACTTCAGGAGATTGAAGCCACCCGGTACTCGCTGCCAATACCACCAAGATGCGGTATCGCGAAAGCCAAGATCGCTGGAAACCTCAATCGGAGATCCTTCGCTGTCAAATTCAATGTCATCGTGGATGCGGCCGTCCCTCTCGGCCCTGTTCACCCACTTCGCTAGAATCGCACCCTGGCTACTGCCGTAGGCGCCATTCCATATGTGATCAGCCTTGTCTTCATCGACCGCGAAGTCATGTTCCATTTCCCTGCGGAGCACGTCAGGAAACCATGGGTTGTCCCGCCAGTTCACCAGCACAGAGATGGCGTCCTCAGGCGGGCTCTTGCGAAAGAACGCGTCAACTGGATCAGTCTTGAACCTCGGGTTCCAGCTGAACCAAAGCTCCGAACCCTCCTTACGTAGGGTGGGTCTCAGCAGGTCTAGGGAGTGCTGCGATAGCGTTTGCGCCTCCTCTACCCACGCAATGTCATACGCTTCCAGCGACTTGATATTTGCCGCGTTGTACGACTGCATGCCCTTGAAAACGATAAGGGAGCCATTCGGCCCCCTGATTTCGCTCTCCAGCACCTCAAACGCTGTGCTGACTCCTAGCTTCTCGATCTTGTCTATCAGCAGTTGTCTGACCGAATCCTTGATCGAGTTCTGCACCTCACGGATACAAACGACCCGCGTCGGCCTCACCAGGCATCGCAGCACTACCTGCTCAGCGAAGAAATGCGATTTTGCTCCGCCTCGTCCGCCATATGCGCCCTTGTAACGCTTAGGCCCAAGCAGCGGCTTCAGCTTACGGGGTACGCTTATCCGCAGGGTCGACAATCTCGAACTCTACCTTGTGGATCAACGCCCCACCGCCGTCGCCAACAACTTCGGTCCTGGCCAGCTTGGGCGCCGCGAATTCGGCCAGCTTTGCTATTAGATCCAAAGCCTTTGCCGGATCTTCTCCTGCGACTTGGCCAAGCCACATGGCAACATTTTCTCGGTTGTCATCCAGCAGCAGCCGTATGGTCTCCCGAAACTCTTGCGTCGCACGGTTTGGCGTGCCTTTCGCGCGGCCGCCATACCTTACGCCCTTCGGTTGCTTATTGCGGGCTACTTTAGCGGTGGCGGCACCTTGAGGATTGCTCATTGGTACCTCACTAGTTACACATAAGTCTGCCGCCTACAAGGGGTAGCGCCTTGGGACAGGTGGAGCCGGGGTTGAGGCGCGTTCCCGAGGCGGCAGGCGTATGCGCAAAAGAAAAGCCCCAGAGATTTCTCCCTGGGGCGGCCTCTGCGCGCTGCTAGCTTTGCAGGATGCGAACGCACTACTACAGCCTGCACTATTTACTCTAGTTAGCTCTAGACACTTCGTCTACATGTCTAGACAAAATAGGTTCGTACCCTGTTGCGTAATGACCACCCATTGCATGGGAAAGCTGAAGGTGAGCGGCCTCAAGTCGGAAATAATAGGCCGCGCGAGATAGATTCAGCTTCTCATGCTTCTTCTTTACCGGACCTGGCCTAGCGTAGTGGAAGGCAATGATCACGCGGCCGTCCGGGTGCAATCCGTCGATTGCGCTGTCCAGCCTGGAAAGATCCGGATCTGGAAGACACGCCTCAGGTCTGCTGTATCCGTAGCCGTCATAATCCACCTTCTCGCGAGCGAAAGCCGAGCGGCTTGGGAACCCCAGGCCACCATCCTTGGTTATGTCCTGGCGTCGGCCCCACTCTGCCAGAAGAATCTCCAGGTTTGTCCGCATTCACCCTCCTGTGCCGATATCTCGATGCTCAAATATGTTGCTGCTCAAGGCATACAAAGGGGGCTGGCTATCTGCCGCCCGGTCCGCCTGGTATCTCAACGTGGCATCCAAGCGATAGGGCCTGCGATGAGTTGGGATGTACTTCCCCGGGGTGACATCAGCTGGCTTGTGGGCCACAAACATGCGAATCACCGCCATCGCGTCCCCGCCTAAGTCCCAGCTCATGACATCGTTGATGCGGCGAGCCAAATAGTCTGACCTTGATGCTGGGCCGACCTTCACACCCATCTGGCTAAGTTTGTCGATCGCCACTTCCCGCAGCGCGCCGTTGATCTTGGATTGCTCGTAGCGTGAACGCATGTCAGAACTCCTCCACTTCCCACCCGCCACCGTTCTTCTTTGCCCTGGCCTTGATGGCGAGGAACTTGAACGGGTACATGTCTGCGGCGACCTTGATCTTTACCCTGGCATCGTCTTGCCAGAATCCCTTTACTTCGTGAAGCTCGATCTGCCCGTCAGGGCGCATGACTGCGAAATCCGGCGTGTAAAAAGTGTTATCGGCCAGGCGTAGCTTCATCCCTTCAAATTTGTGCCAGAGGATCCCTCCGACAGTCTGAAGCTGGTTCAGGTAGGCGGCATACGCCTGCTCGGTCTTGTTCATTGACCCAGACTTGAGCCGGCCCAGGCCGTAAGACCTATTCATGCTTCCTCCATCGCGCGTTTCAACATCGCCGCTATGGCCGGGCTCGGCCGTTCACCGTTCTTGATACGTTGCTGCCATTTATCGATCCATCGCTTCGGATTCCTGCCAGATTCTTCCAACGCCTTGGCGGCTCCCATTCGCTGAAGTGCAGCCGCAGCCTCAGCCTTGGTCGCCATGGTCTGCCCTGGAGCGGGCAACGCGGATCGGACGGGTGGAATATCAGACCAATTACCCTTGGACAACTCGTCCGAAAAGGACTTTTCCCACCTCTGCTTGATTGATCCGTAGGTGCTATTCAGCATGTCGTGCGTACCAGTGGCCACGGCAGCCCAGTAGATCGCCGGGTGAGACCAGTTGCCCATTTCCCCGCGGCGTCGGCAGGACATGCCGTGTACGGCCTCGTGGTAGGCGACCTCGGGGTTCAACCAGGGCCGGCACAAACGCAGGAACTCGGGCACAGTAGGCGGCCAGTCGCGAGACAAGCAGGCAACCAGGCCGGCTCGTATTTCGGCCTCGGTCATGCCAGTCAGCTTTTGGTCCCAAGAATCCTTCAGTTCCCGAGGCGTCAAGCCTTGCCATTGCTGGCCGAACTTCGCCCCGTACATCAAGCGCATTTCGGACACGACGAGAGCGCCCAGCGAGGTTTGCGATTCAGTGAGTTGCATCGATCGTTCCCATGTCGATTACGGACGGGCGGCGGCCCTCGGCCAGCACTTCACCAAGTTCTGCATTCCAGTCCGCCATTGACTGCGCCCTGGATGGCGAGCTTGCTCGAATTTGTCCGCGCGGCGGGAATAGCCCTTGGTAGCCCCCAGCGATGCTGTTGGCGATCACGTCAGCAGGCTGGTGTCCATCGGCACGGTAGTCAGCCAGTTGCTTGAGCTGGCGGCGTGCGCCCTCCTCTGTGATCGGCTTCTTCCGAGCCTTGCGGTCTGCAACCCAGCTTTGCCAATCCACCAGGTCAAGCCAAGCAGGCAACTCGATCGCCGAGGCATCGAACCCGCTCCCCCGCTTGCGGGGGGTAGGGGGGTGTTCTTTTATCTGTTCTGTATCTGTTCTGTTCTGTTCTAGGGCGTTACAGGAACGCTCCTGAAACGTTTCATCCGTTTCAGTCGCCTTCTTGGACTTCTCCCGATGCCTGCGAACCCGCGCCGTGCTTGAGTCTGAGGCGTATTGACGCTTATCCCAGTTGCGCAAAGTCCAGTCCGAATTGATGAACTCCTTGCGCATAAACAGCTCTTTTGTCTCGGCCAATTCAGCCTCAGAAATACGCAGCGCAAATGCAATGGAACTTTCCCGTTCCGTTTCATGAAACGTTTCAATTCCGTTTCCACATTGCAGGCAAAGCAGCATCACTAACCTGCGCTGCATAGCCTCCGGCATCATCTGTACCTTGGGGTCAGTGGCGAACTCGGCATACATCCGAAACCAATCCATTACGCAGCCTCCAGCATCCCTGCGGCGCTTAGAGCGCCTTCAGGAACCTCGAATTCATGTGATTGAAGCCATTCGATACACTCGACCAGCAAACCGCGCTGGCGCCCGTATTTCGCCTCGAATCTGGCTTTATGGGGGTGGACAGCGATCATCCATTTGCCGCCCGTCCCGTCTTGGTGGTGGCCAGCGCAAAGCGGTAGCACCAGCCAATGAGCTTCAGGCTTAGTCCGGCCGTCCACGTGGTGAACTGAGACCCAGCTGTTGAACAGCCCTTCCTTACGGCATGCGATGCATCCAACGTGCTGGCAGAGCAGATCGTGGAAGCGCTTTTGAGCGGCAGTAGGAGAGCGGCCTTTCATTTCACCCATCCTGGAATATGGAAAGACTCAGACCACTCAATCCCGCTGATATCGCCCCAAGACTGGATGTATTCGATCAGTTCCGCCATGGCCTTTATCCCAAGCCCCCGCGTTTGCACGCCTAGCGCAACGATTCCCTTCCCGTCCAATGACGGCACGACTTGAGCGCCATGGCGCCCTGTTTCGCGCATCCAGGCATCTACCAAGAGCCGCTTCCAGTCATCAGTACTTAGCTTCCGACCCATCCACGGCATCTGTTTGGCAATGTCGCCGCACATGGCATGCAGCTTTGCGTTCTGATCAAGCGAGCGGGTCGGCTCCTTGGGCGGCTCAAAGTAGTACCCATCCGGAGCCGAATAGATAGCCTGAACCGCCATCGGCCGCGTAGCCGGCGTCAGCCGTACTTTTCTCGGCTGCATCAGCTCTTCCTTTTCCATGTCTCTTGCCGCGCCTGTAGATACTTGAATGCAAGGCTTTCAATGGCCTGCTGCTCACGCTGATCCACAACAACGGCATCGCTCGGGGCTAGTTGAAAGTCGATGGCCGCAAGAAGGTGGCATACCTTCTCGACATCCTCTTTCATGCGGCTCACCGTGCTAGCAGAAGCCCCCATGAAATCCGCTGCACGCTCCTGCGTTACGTCCGCAAGGCGTTGCAAGAATTCGCTGTATAGCCGTGCGCCGATTTTGCGTGTGCTTTCAACGTCGTTGGAGGAGACTGGTTGCGCGTTCATCGTGTACTTCCTAAAGAGCGAGTGACCCTGTATGACTGAGACCGAATCCCTTCTTTCCAAGGCCCAGGACATAGCCTTGCGAGCCTTCGAGCAGCCCACTGAATCGGCAGTGATGGATATCTTTCGACGGCTGTGTGTAGAGGCCGACGAAGCGCGGATGCAATCCGACGCGTATGCAGGAGCACTGCATTGAGGCGTTCATGCCACCTCCTGCGGAACTTCTTCGGGCTCCGGTGCGTAGATTTGGTCGAAAGTCAGGCTGAGGCCCTGAGAGCGTGCAAAGTCAATCAATCTCCTGGCCACATCGGGCGGGATTGTTTGCCCGCGCTCGTAATGGGACACGTTCCCTTGAGTCACGCCGATACCTACGGCAAGGGCCGCCTGAGTCACCCCGAGTCTTTGGCGAATGATCGAAATTGGCTTCATGACTCAAATAGTGCCACTAGTTATCGCGTTTCGTCAATAGTGGCACTCGTTGCATCCATCAATAGTGTCGCTATTCTGTTGCTATGACGCGCTCGACACCCCGAAAAGCTAAGGTTCTGCCGGTCCATGTGGATGAGGCGGCGGCCCTTAAACGCCTATACCAAGATCGCGTCAAGATTTCACAGGCCGCCTTCGGCGCTGAATCGAAGATTGGAACTCAAGGGGCGGTCTGGCAGTTTCTGAATGCCCATACTCCCCTCAATGCGGACGTTGCAGTGAAGTTTGCTGCTGCCTTGGGCATCGATGTGCGCAGCTTTAGCCCTCGTCTTGCCGACGAAATCGAAGGATTGACGGTAGGCATCGAAGCGTCGCTATCCAATCCCGATGCAGATCACGCACTAGTCCACATGGTGGACGCCAAGGCATCTGCTGGCCGCGGGACCATAGTGTTCGCCGGAGACTCCACTAAAGAGCTGATGTTTCGGCAAGATTGGTTGTTGAAGAATGGGGCCAAGCCTGAAGATGTTCTTGCCTTTGAGATAGAGGGCGATAGCATGATCGACATGCATATCGTTCCAGGCTCAGTCGTCCTGGTGAACCGAAAAAAGGTTGACCCAGTGAACCGCAAGCTGTTTATGCTTTGGCACGACGGTGAGCTCTACATCAAGCAACTGATCAAGCATGGTGACCAATGGCTTGCCAGGTCCCACAACGCAGAACACACTGCGAAGTACCCAGACTTCCCTCTTACGGCGTCCACCAAAATTGAAGGCCGCCTCTTCTGGTGCGGCTTCGGACTTTAGGCTTTCCCAAATGTCGAAGGGCAGCTCATTTTTATAGGCGTAACGAAATGAGAATTATGATACTGGTCGTTTTATCTATCCTCGGGGGCTGCACAACGGCAACGACAATGCACGCTCCTGATGGCAAAGAAATGCAAGCAATCGAATGCCACGGAGCCGCCCAAGGTCCGGCGGCTTGCTACAAGAAGGCGGGGGATATTTGTGGCGCCAAGGGATATGACATCCTCGGCCGTGAAGGCGACAAGATCCCAACCTCCAGTGGCTATGCCTATGCGAATCAGCATCACGGCATGTACGTCCAGGAGGACGGAATGACCGTGCATAGGACCTTGTACATTCGGTGCAAAGAGGCGGCATGACCCGTCGTCGCCTGATGGCTCGTTCGCTCAACGAACGCTACCAGGATGTTCCGCTGGAGAACTGCGGGCCGGTGCGGGTGCTGGGGCGCGTGGTGTGGGCGGGAGTGCGGCTGGCTTAGCTGGCACAAACTCCCCGCAGCATAGACGCAAGGAAAAAACTACGGGCTGAGCGTGACGAAATGCGAATAAACGTGTTCGAGGGAAGCCGGCGGATTGTATGGCTGATTGCGGTCATCGCAGTAGCCATAGCGGGCTGGAATCTTCTTTTTCCAACCCCATACATCCACGTGACCATATGGAAACCCGCCGTCGGAGCTGCGGTTCTTTCCACGAGTTGCCCAGCCGGAAGCCAGAGGGAGTATGTCGCGAGCTATGAAAGCCCAGTACCGGGGGTTTCCTTAACGGTTTGCTTTGACAGTCAGGCGCCTCACCCATCTCAAAAGTACGCCGCTCGCGACCCAAGGTTAGTGGCACACATGCCAGGGCAGATTGATGTGATTGCTCAAAGAGAGCGCGCAGACTACAGGATGGATGTCATCAAAATTTGCGTCAGTTTTTTGGCCGGCCTTTTTGTCATCACTTACGCCATAGGTTGGGTTGTCAGGGGCTTTGCTGGCATTCCACGCGGGCAGGACAGCAAAGAGATTAAACCTTGAAAGCCGACATTACAGGCGATGGCCAGTTCACTATTTCCGACGTATGGGCCTGGGCAGAATTCATAGGCTGCTGGCCAGGCAACTTCGCATTGCGCCTCCTAAGCGGCACCGAAGCAGGAAAGTTCTTGGAAATCTCCTACTTCGACCAGTACACGACCGGCGCTTGGATCCTATCCGTCATAGTATGGATCGCTGTGCTTGCGATGCTTGGGCGCGCGATGTGAGCCGGGAGTGCGATTGGGGTGAGGGATGGTGAGGCGGGGCAGCGGGTGCGGCCCTGCCCTGTTGCACTAATGGCACGCGCCCATCAAAAAGCCGCCCTCTAGGGGCGGCTGATTACCTATCCAATGCTGAGTAAAACTGCTTGACCGTAACGCCGGCCTGACTGGCCATCGACTTAATCAAGAAGTCAGAGAACGGTGCCTTAGGACAATCAACTGTAACTTTCCAGCGACGTAAACTGCCCTGTTTAATCCAATTCTCGTGAGATCCTTCCGTGCTTCGATGAGAAAAGCCAAGGTTGGCAAGGATCTTCTTCACCTCTTTGCAAGTAAGAGGCCTCTTCCAGCGGCTCACGCGCCAGCCGGCGCCATTGGAATTGCTTCAGAGCCAGCCACGCGGCGGCCGCCACTCTCCCCCGCAACGCAAGTGCGCAGTTTGGCTAGGTAATACTTCAGCCAAAACCCTAGCGGAGCACGACGGGTCAAAAATTGAGCAGCGTACGGACGGTCCTCGCCCTCAAGCGCATCGCGCAAGTAGCCGACAATCATCGAATGGAGGCGTTGCTGGGCCTGCGGCAGCGTGTCTGCTTGTACTGCTAGATTGAAATCCAAGCAGATAAGCGACCATTGGCCATTGCTGCGCTCGCCATAGACTCGCAAGACAAGGGGTAGGTTCTTCATGAAGTGCTCCTTTTCTGCTCGCCTACGTTTCGTAGGGGCGAGCGCCGCCCTTCAGGTGTGCATCCAGGTCGGTGGTGAGGTGATGACGCCGCCTCTACGGCTACTACGAACCCTGTCACGGCAGGGGAAATTCTTGCTCAAATTTGAGCACGTACGAACTATAGCCGATTTGGCTACTGTTAAACAGTGTCACGACTTCGACCCCAAATTCTAGGCCGCAAAATTTAGACCCATCCGCCTCTGCTTCGTTCCCCACTGCCCGCCTGCGCGGGCTTTTTTGTGGGCGTTACAACTTCATCGAACAATAACTAGTGGCACTATTGACAGATCAAATAACTAGTGGCACTATTCATTCCAACGCAGCACCGAACCAGAGAAAGGCCTAGGCGGAAGCCAGCTTAGTAGGGGTTCTAGCTGCAGGCAGTACCGCTCTTTAACAACCAGCGAAGCGATAGAACAGGCCGATGGTCCGTATGGACGGCTAGGCCCAGGGCGCAATCCGTTACCCCTGAGACAAGATCGACGGCTACCAGGTCGCGCCTGGCCCCGGGAGTGGGGCTACAGAACGCGATTTGGTTGAAGAGGCAGCGCACGACCTGGAGCCAGCCAGCTATTCGAATTTCTCGAATACCTGCAAGGGAGTTGCTAGGCGTGCCCTGCCCCGGATTCATCCGCCTGCGCTTTCAGCTGAGAGCGCATACCGATGGATACCACCCGCCACCAGACGGGATCGACAACGGGAGATAGACGTGAAATTCGAGATAAAGAACCGCTGGACCGGCGCCGTGCTCTTCACGGCTGACGTGCCAGATGAGACCAAGAGCGGGCTGATTACTCGTGTCGCGCTGGAGCAGGCAGTAGCGGGCGGTACCGACCTGAGCGGTGCCGACCTGAGCGGTGCCTACCTGAGCGGTGCCGACCTGCGCGGTACCGACCTGAGCGGTGCCGACCTGAGCGGTGCCGACCTGAGCGGTGCCTACCTGAGCGGTGCCTACCTGAGCGGTGCCGACCTGCGCGGTACCGACCTGAGCGGTGCCGACCTGAGCGGTGCCGACCTGAGCGGTGCCTACCTGAGCGGTGCCGACCTGCGCGGTACCGACCTGAGCGGTGCCGACCTGAGCGGTGCCGACCTGAGCGGTGCCTACCTGAGCGGTGCCGACCTGACGCCCATCCGCGACGATATGTGGGCAGTCCTATCCGCCACGCCAGCCGAGGTTCCTGCATTGATTGCAGCACTCAAGGCGGGCCGCGTGGACGGCAGCACCTACGAGGGTGAGTGCGCTTGCCTTGTGGGCACTCTCGCCAATGCTCGCGAGGTCGGCTTCAACGGCATCGAATCGCTGGAGCCGGATTCATCGCGCCCCATCGAGCGGTTCTTTATGAGCATTAGCCGCGGCGATACGCCGGAAACGAACCAGTTCAGCAAGCTGGCGCTGGAGTGGGCTGAAGAATGGCTGGCCCGCATGCAGGCCGCCTTCTTACCCAAGGGCACCGCCTGACCACACCGCCCGCGCAGCGGGCAGCACTGAGGAAATGACCATGCACGCCAATCTGAACCTTTGCCGCCGTGTGTACCGCCTGGCCGAAAGTTTCGGCCACGCTTTCAGCGCGAACGTGTACCTGTCCTTGCGCGCTGATGGCTGGAACGCCGAAGGCGCTTTGCAGTACGCCCGCCGTGCCTACTGCGGCCAGGCGAAGGCTTACCGTCCGCGCGAGCTTCGGCAGGATTACGCCTGACAGCCCCGGCTCATGTCCCGCGTGCGGGATAAAGGAAATCCCATGAAACGACGTACAGACGAGGAGGACCGCCCTACCCTGGCTTCGTACCTGTACGTCGCTGGCGTGGCGATTCTTGGATTGGTGTGTGCAGCCGAGATTGTTCGCTGGCTGCTTGAAGGATAGGTGCCCGGCCGAGCAACCGGGAACGAAAGCGGATGCTGTGCAAGACGACCGCGTAGGGCGGAACCGGGGCGCAGACGCAGCGAGTAGGACCGCAACGAGCGTGCAGCGCCATGGCCTCACCCAGGCGCAAGCAGCAGACGAGCGGTAATCGTCCGGGCCTAGCGCCGGAGCTGGAACCGTAACCAGCGCCATCATCGAAGCGGCGGCGTGGAAGGACACGCACGGTATGCGAGGCGGACTTGCGGCGCATTGAGCGCGGCATGCGAAAGGTTGTCCGGACAACAACGGAAGCCGCCATCCGGTATCAAGCCCGGACCGCTTCGACTTTCATCCAGTGCATGGGGGTTTCCGGTAGTCGCTAGTAGCAGCAGGCGAACGGATGAAACTCTGGGTCCGCCCTGGCGACTGTAAAGGCCAGGACTCTCCATAGGCCACATTCACGGCTATGCCTTGGCCGCATAGCGTCATGTGACTACCAACACAGATCGGGTGCAAACCGGGGCCTTACACCGGGGCGTGAGTGTTGCCTATTGAGAGTGAATGCGCAAGCTGCGTGACCTATGCACGAGGCGTTTAGTAGCCGGTGGAGGAACCCAACCAAGCCGGAGATCAGCACCGGCCACTCTCTCCCCTTCTACGCCCATAGCTCAATTGGATAGAGCCCCGGTGTTCTAGTCCGGACGTTTCAGGTTCGAGTCCTGATGGGCGTGCCAGTCACGCAGCCTTAGCCACTACTCCCACAAGCCTTAACCGTCCATGTGCGCACGTGGCGTGAGCGGTAGAGGGACATAGGGCTAGGGCTGCACCTTACAGGAGCCGTTATGTACGCCTACCAAGATGATCCGTTTCGCACGGCTCCACCCCACTGCGCTCCAGGGGAACAAGAGCCGGAAGAAGTGGAAGACGTGTCGCCTGCTCAAGCGATCCGCGACATTCTCGCGGTCTTGAGAGGAAACGAGCACGAAGCCCATGGCTACGACGCTCAAGGATTCGCTGAGCAGCTTCACAACTACCTGATCCGCGAAACGGAGGATGAAATCTCGCTCGCGTTCGCAATCCTATCCCCGTTCAGCCCGGAAGGTATCGCCTTCAGGAAGCGCTGGATGGACACCCTCTACGCAATGGTCAATGACCGGGTGTTGCCATGAATCCCTACCTAATCCTGTGGTCGCTGGCGCTGGTTGCGCTGGTGGCTGGAGACGAGTTCTTTTACCGCCGCTTCCTGCGCGACCGCGACGCCCGCGTCGCCGTGTTCACCGTCGCCGCCGTGCTGACTGCCCTGGTCTTCGGCTACGGCGAAGTCCAGCAGCGCGACGAATCCACCCTCACCGCCTGCGAAGGCTGCGGCAAGACCGCCGTGGCCGCCAAGGAATAGCACCATGGACCCGGACGACGAAGACGCAGCCCTGGCGCACCAACAGCAGCAAGAGCAGCAGCAAACCGAAGTATCCCCCCCTGAAAGGAATTGATCATGAAGTTCGAAAAAGCCGTGAGAAAGAAGGCCAAGCTACGGCTGGCACTGACCGGCCCGAGCGGTTCCGGCAAGACCCTGTCGGCCCTGCTGCTCGCCAAGGGTTTGGGCGGCCCCATTGCCGTACTGGATTCGGAGCGCGACAGCGCGAGCCTGTATGCCGAGCCCATTCGTTCACCGTCCGGAGCGCTGATCGAGCCGCCTGATTTCGACACGCTGAGCCTTTCTGCGCCTTACACGCCCGAGCGCTACATCGAGGCAATTCAAGCAGCAGAAGCCGCTGGCTACAACGCAATGATCATCGACAGCATCACGCACGAATGGAGCGGCGTGGGCGGCTGCCTGGAGCTAGTGGACGAAATCGCCAAGGCCCGCTACCGCGGTAATAGTTGGTCTGCATGGAACGACGTTACGCCGCGTCACCGCGCCCTGCTGGACGCCATCCTGCAGACCCCCATGCACATGCTGGTCACCCTGCGCGCCAAGACGGAAACGGCGCAGCAGGAAGGCCAGAACGGCAAGAAGAATGTCGTGAAGCTGGGCATGAAGGCTGAACAGCGCGACGGCTTCGAGTACGAAATGACCATCGTGCTGGACCTGGCGCACGACGGCAACTACGCCACTGCCACCAAGGATCGCACTGGCCTCTACAAAGGCAAGGACCCTTTTGTGGTCAGCGAGCAGACCGGCGTCGATATGCGGACATGGCTGGAGTCTGGCGTCGAAGTGCCTGTGTCCACCACTCCTGAATTGCTGTCGCAGGATCAGGTCGATGATCACGTCGCGGCGATCAACGCAGCCGCCGATGAGGAAGGATTGAAAAAGGCCTACGTGACCGCGTACAAGGCTGCCACGGCTTCAAACGACACCGCGGCCATCACAGCATTCACCGCAGCCAAGGACGTCCGCAAGGCCACTCTGGCGCCCGCACAGGAGGCTGCGTAATGGCATCGGTTAACAAGGCAATCCTGGTTGGCAACCTGGGCAAGGATCCCGAAGTCCGCTACACACCGGACGGAGCCGCCGTCTGCAATATCTCCATCGCCACCACTTCCGTCTGGAAGGACAAGGCCAGCGGTGAGCGCCGCGAGGAAACCGAGTGGCACCGCGTCGTCATGTACAACCGCCTGGCCGAAATCGCGGGCGAATACCTGAAGAAGGGGCGTTCGATCTACATCGAGGGCCGCCTGAAGACCCGCAAGTGGCAAGACAAGGACACCGGCGCCGACCGCTACAGCACCGAGATCGTGGCCGACCAGATGCAGATGCTGGGCGGGCGCGACGGCGATGAGCCGCGCTCAGCTCCTGCGGAGCGTCCGCGCCCTAGCGGCACTGCGAATGCACGTGCCGCCTACACCCCCCCCACCGCCAACGCCAGCGCCGGCCAATCTGGCCGATCTCGACGACGACATCCCTTTCTGAGGAACCAGTCATGAATATGCCCCTCTACGCGCTCACCCAGGAATATCGCGCCCTGGCCGTTCGTCTGGCTGAAGGCGACTTCGACGAGAAGGCCGTCGCCGACACCATGGAAGCCAGCGGCCTGCCCGAGCAGATCGGCGACAAGGCCCAGGGCTGCGAAATGGTCGCGCGCACGTTCGAGGCAGACATCCCCGCGATCGACGCCGAGATCAAGCGCCTGCAGGAACTGAAGAAGGCGCGCCAGGCCCGGGCCGACGCGCTGCGCGACTACCTGCTGCGCAACATGATCGCCAGTGACATTCAGGTGATCGAGTGCCCGCTGTTCCGCATCAGCATCGCCAAGAACCCGCCCGCCGTGGAGGTGTTCGACGAAAAGCAGATCCCGGCCGACTACTTCATCAGCCCGCCGGCCCCGCCGCCCAAGCTCGATAAGACGCTGATCGCGCAGGCGCTGAAGGACAACCACGACGTTCCGGGCGCGCGCCTGCGCCAGGGCGTGCGGCTGGCCATCCGCTGATCTCCCTGGGCGGCGCCGCCACCGACGGAGGAATCCCCAGGCGCCGCCCGCCCTATTACCCACGTAGCACCACTTGGAGCACTGCCCCATGTTCAGCATCCACCAACAAGAGTGCCGCATGCACTTCGACTCCAACACCAAGAAAGACGACCAGCCGTCCGCCACTCTGCAGTTCACCTACCGCACGAGCAACGATGTGCTGTCGGAGTTCAGTCCGGATTTGAAATCGTCCCTCTACCGCCGGCCGCGGCAAGACGAAGGCGATATGGCCGACAACGCAGACCCCCGCCTCGACGACCCTGGCTATCTGCCGTGCCTGAAATTTCCCAACATGCAGAACAAGGTCGCGCTTTCTGAAAAAGTCGTCGGCGCGACCGTCACCGTTCACCACGGCATAGGCGGCAAGTCCGACCTGACCATGGAGGAATGCACCGTCAGCAAGTTCCGCCTCGATCCGCAGGAAGGTGGCACCGCGGTGGTATCGATGGAGGTCGACTGCGTACCCACCAAAGAACAGGCCGGCGAGCTGCACATGAAGCAGAACCAGGATGTGGTGGTGTCCATCACGCCGCCCGACGCCGACGAAGGACAACTGCAGCTCTGACCCATCAATGGCCGGCCCGGCGGCGGGCTCCCTCCCTTCCCCGCCCTACCGCAGCCGGTGCCCGGCCACCCTACACAGAGAAGACCATGACCGAACCCAGCAACCGCATGACTGCAGATCGCGCGCGCGACCTGGCACGAGCCAAAGACCCATCGTTCGCTGTGGACAGCATTCTGGCAGGTGTCGAAGCCGCCGCCCGTGACGGCAAATATGAGTACCAGACGCGCGAACACGGCTTTGGCGACGGCGCCTGCTATTCCAGCGAGGAAAGGTGGCCTGAGCTGAACAAGGCAATCGTGAAGGCACTTCGGGCGCTTGGCTATCGAGCCGATGTGCGCGTGCACGAAGGCCAGTTCGTGGATCTGTGGCTGTCGGTCACCTGGGGCGAAAAATGACCCACGCCCGCAAGCCCCGCCGCAACAAGCGCTTTCATCCCAGCATCCCACGGCTACCGATGACCGGCGCGCTTCGCGATCGCATCGCCACGCACATGCACGGCGCGTTCGCGGCGCTGCGCCTGTCGCCCAGCGCGGAGGCCTTCGACGCCCTGGCCAACATCGTCAACATGGTGGGCCTGACCGTCCAGCACGATCCGGCCTTCCTCCAGCAATACCTGTTGATCAACGGCGCGGCGCGGACCATGAACCAGATAGGCGCCAAGGTCGAGGCTGGGATTGCGCTGCGCGACCACGAAATCGCCTCGCTGACGGTTGCTGTCAGCGCCATCGACGACATCCTGCCGCGCATCGACGTCGCGCGGCTGTTCATCAACGAGCACATCGCCGTCGCCCTCGTTCGGGCGGGGCAGACCCAAGGAGCCCAACCATGCCCTACGACCCGATGAACCAAGTCCACCCCGGCCCGCTGGAGGGCATAGACCGCATCCCCGCCGCCCCTGGCGCCAATACGCCCGAAGCGCCCGTCACTGTAGCCCTTGACCCCGACCCTCGCGGTGTGAGCGTAGGCGTGTGGCAGGGATCGCGCTGCATCTACTCCGGGGCGCATCCGCTGCCCGCCGCCCCTGGCTCACCCGCCGCTGTAGCGCCTGGGGATACGCAGGACGAGGACGAGCGCGCCATCTTTGAGGCGACGTTTGGATTGCCCGCCGGCATCAAATGGGGTGGCACGCGCTATGTTGTTGACCCAGAGTACGACAACTCCTACCTGGCCAACACCTTCGTCGGCCAGTGGGAGGCCTGGAAGGTCCGCGCCCGTCTTGCCGCGCTCGCTGCCGGCCACGTCCTGCAACAGTTCACTATCAGCGCGTCCGACCGCTTCGAGCTGACCGGCGCGGTAGGCCTGCTACGCGGCTTTGGCTGCGTCGGCCCCGCAGCTGCCCTGCAGCGAGCGCTGGAAGCCGAATCCATCAGGTTCAATGCGTCCGGGGTCGACGCCGCTGAAGCGGCCCAAGAACGTCTGCACACCTTCCTGAACGAAGCGGCCGGCGCGGGCTTCGAGCTGGGCGGCGTGGCCGCGGGGGAACTGTACATCGACCTGTTCCCGCAGCGGTACGCCGCAAGGATTTCCGCCCAGCAGCACAAGGGGGACGAGTGATGGAGACGTTCCGCGTTGCATATCCGTTTGCCCTGGAGGAGTACAGCGGGCCGAAAGACGGCGAATTCTATGACGGGAAGACCTGGCGCCCCGGCATCCGCTTCGAGGTTAGGGACAGCGGGTATCTGTATGACCCTGACCAGGTGGCGATTGCCGACGGCATGGGCCAAATGGTGCTGGAGGTCGTCAGCCGCCACAAGCCCGGCAAGTTCCCGGAGCGCACGTTCTTCCTTCGCAGCTTCGTGGATCCGAACGGCCGCGCCTTCGGCAAAGCAAGGCTGCGAGTAACGACCACGCCCGCGTTTAAGCGTATGGCTGCTGGATACCGCCATGAGTTTGAAATGGCCGCCCAGCCCACCACCAGCGCAAAGGGTCCCGACCATGGACGGTAAGCGCTCCCTCTGGCTGGCCCTGCTGCTGGCAATGATCGCCCTGCCCCGCGCCATCATCGAATGGATCAAGCGCCTCGTCAGCGGCAACCCCGCCGGCGAGAACCGCAGCCGATGGGGAATGGAGTAAGCCGTGGCGGGCGCCGCCTACTACAACGAAATTGACCCCTACGCGGCCGACTGGCTGCGAAACCTGATAGCGGCCGGCCACATCGCCCCTGGGGACGTGGACGAACGCAGCATAGAGGACGTACACCCGGATGACCTTCGCGGATACACACAATGCCATTTCTTCGCCGGCATCGGCGTCTGGTCGTATGCCCTTCGCCGCGCCGGATGGCCCGACGATCGACCTGTTTGGACGGGTTCCTGTCCGTGCCAACCTTTCTCCGCGGCAGGCAAAGGCGCTGCGTTTGATGACGAGCGGCACCTCTGGCCGGACTGGCATTGGCTCATCCAGGAGTGCCACCCTCCAGTCGTCTTTGGTGAGCAGGTTGAAAGCCGTGACGGCCTTGGCTGGCTCGACCTTGTACAAGCTGACCTGGAAGGACTGGAGTACGCCTGCGGGGCGGTCGTTACCCCTGCTGCGGGCTACGGCGCTCCGCACGGACGCGGGCGGCTTTACTTCGTGGCCCACCCCAACGGTCAACGACAGCAGAGGCGGGCGCAACAAAACTTCCGGCAGATCCAATCCGGACAGCAAGCACCACGACGGGACGACGCTTTGCGATGCGGCAATCTTCGCGGCATGGGCAACGCCGAAAGCGAGCGATGGCAGCGGCGGCCGGACAACCAAGACCAAAGGCGGCGGGAACGTTCATTTGGACCTGCAGGCGCGGTCGGCGGGTTCTGGTCGAACGCCGAATGGATCTACTGCGCCGATCGAGGCGGGGTTTGGCGGCCAGTTGAACCCGGCACATTCCCGCTGGTTGATGGGGCTGCCGCCCGAGTGGGACGCCTGCGCGCCTACGGCAACGCGATCAACGCGGTCCAGGCGCAAATCTTTATCGAAGAATGCATGAGGTGCATATGACCACCCAGAACAACGCCGCCCAGCCCGTGCTGACAGACGAAGAAATCCAAGACATCGCCGAACTATACGATATCTATGGCGAGAAGCCGGAATTCGCTCGCGCGGTCGAATTCGCCCTGCTGCACAAGCTGCGCGCCCCTGTGGCCTTGCGGCTTCCGCCGCGTGAAAGCGAGAACTGCGGTAGCTCCAGCGCAATCGCCTATGCCATGGCTTATAACAAGGCGCTGGATGACGTAGCGGCGATCAATGCAAGCGCCCCTGTGGCCGATGAGCGGGCGGCGCTGCAAAGGATCGTGGAGACCGCAAAAGACGGTGCAAACTCCGGCGACCGTCACGCCCGCTGCGTTGAAATAGCGCGTGCCACTCTGGCAAGCGCCCCTGTAGCCGGGGAGGCGGTGGCGTGGGCGGTTTTCGCGCCGAACGGCAACATTCGCTACTGGCACCACGACAAGGCCAACGTTGAAGCGTTTGCCGCCAAGCACGGCCTTCCGGTCACGGGCATCGCCGATGCCGCGCCCCAGGCCAGCTCTGTAGCCGGGGAGGCTGCCGGCGAAATCGTGCTGTTCGGAAGTGACTTGAAGGAAGTTTCGTGGCGTGACGGGAAGATGCCACCGGCTGGAACCAAGCTCTGTGTCGCGCCCCAGGCCCCAGCTGGATGGCGTTGGACGCTGCACCCGGCAGGGCTGCATCCTGATGTGTACGCGGCAGCAGCGGCTCGGGACAGCGCCGAGGACGTGCGCAATGCGGCGCTGGAGGAAGCGGCGGCACACATCGAAAGCAAGAAGCCCGTCGGGACAATCGCCCTAGTCGTTCAGGCGTTCGCCGACGAAGTGCGCACCCTCAAGTCCACCCCCGCGCCCACGGCGGCAGAGGGCAGCGAGGATGACATGTTGACCATCGCTTACCTCGCGGGAGCGCGGGCAGAGAAGGAACGCGCCGGGGATGCATTGCTGGCTGAGCTGCTGGACGATCCGCTGCTGCGTGATCTGCTCGGTTATATCGAAGACACCGGGCCCGCCGACGTATGGGGCGCTGCACAGGCGTGGATGGCGAAACGAAACGCCGCCCTGGCCGCGCGCAAGGAGGGGGACGGCAATGCGAACTGACCGCGAACTGTTGGAGCTGGCGGCTAAGGCGGCCGGGTTGGATATCTCCTGGAGCGAGCGGCTGGAGTGCGCCGAGACCTGGCGAGATGGGGACAAGATCAAGCGATTCTGGCAGCCACACCGTGATGATGGCGATGCGCTGCGGCTACGAAACGCCTTGCAAGCAACCATTATTGATGAGGGCGACAAGGTTTACGTCGAGATAGCCCGCTATCCGGCCGGAGCTGTCGTGCGAGAGCCGTATGAGCGAGACCTGCCGGGCGGCTTCGCCAGTCAATCCAGCGTTGACGCAGCCACTCGCCGGGCCATCGTTCGCGCCGCCGCCGAGCTCGGCGCCAAGATGCAGGAGGCCGCCCATGCCTGACCTGCCCTACCTCGCCCTGCTGGGCATCGCCGTGGGCGCCGTCGTGGCGCTCGCCCTGGCCCTGCACCGCTGGCTGAGCCGAGAAATAGAAAAGGAAGAACGGGAGGAATAGATGGCACACGCAGCCCAACACCAAGCAACGGCCCCTACGTCGCCCGCCAGAACGGCGATGAAGTGGGTCAAGATCAATAAATACTGTGAGCTGTCCGGCGATACCCCGGACGCCATCTATGCTAAAAATCGCCGGAAGATCTGGACCGAAGGCGTTCACTATAAGAAGGCGGCTGACGGTTGCCTTTGGATCAACCTCGAGGAAGTCGACAAATGGGTCGAGCAGGATCAGAGCCAAAGCCGCCGCGCGGCGTGACCATCCGGGAACTGAAGGACGGCCCGCGCCTGCAGATCGCCTTCAGCTACCGCGGCGAGCAGTGCCGCGAGCTGCTGCCCGCGGGCAAGGTGACGAAATCCTATATGGAGTACGCGGCCGGCCTGCGCGCCGAAATCCGACGGAAGATCACCGATGGCACGTTCAGCTATCGCGCCTACTTCCCGGATTCTCCGGCAGCGGCCCGGATGGAGCCGAGCCCGACCGCAATTCCTGGTGCCAAGCTGCTGTTGGGCGCGCTGCTTGACGCCCAGCTCGCGCTATACGAGAAGCAGGCCGCCAACGGCAGCATCTCCGCGTCCACGCTGCTGGGCTATGCCAAGGCCATCAAACACTACCTGCGCCCGCGCTGGGGCGACACGCCCGTCAACGAACTGGCGCCGGCCGACTTGCGCGCCTGGATTGCCGGCATGGGCGTCACGGGCAAGACGGTGCGAAACCGCCTGACGCCGTTGCGGTCGGTGCTGGATGACGCGGTGAACGACGAGCTGCTGGACAGCAACCCACTGGACCGGATCGCCCTGGGCAAGCTGATCAAGCAGACGGCCACCAAGAGCAATTACGAGGTCGACCCGTTCGACATGGATGAGGTCGCCGCGCTGTGCAAGGCGGCGCGGGCCGACGAGCTGCCCCTGATCCAGTTCTGGTTCGAGGCGGGATTACGCCCAGGCGAAATTCAGGCGGTGGAATGGTCGAGCGTGGACTGGGTGCATGGGCGCGTGCGCATCGACGACAACATCGTGACGGGTATGGTTGAAGGCAAGGCCACCCAGGTGCGCAAGGCGCCGAAGACGCAGGCGGGCATACGTGATGTGGACCTGTCGCCCCTGGCGCTGGCGGCACTCAAGGCCCAGAAGGCGTTCACCTTTCTGGCCGGCGGCCGGATCTGGCACGACCCGCGCAAGAACGAGCCGTGGGCATCCGACGCGCAGATCCGGAAATCCCTCTGGCTGCCCCTGTGTAAGCGCGCCGGCGTCCGCTACCGCAACCCGTACCAGATGCGGCATACCTATGCCAGCACCCGGCTGACGGCCGGCGCGAATCCCTGGTACATTGCAGACCAGCTCGGCCACACCGATGTCGAGATGGTGTTCAAGATCTACGGCAAGTTCATTCCGAAGAACTTCCAGCGCGCCGGCGCATTCACACCGGTTTCACACGCAGACCAGGCGGCCGACAAAACCGGCACTGTAAGCGGCTGA